ATTCTTGTGGTAGACCTTCTAGGAACTCTCTTAATTCTTTTTTAGTACTATCTTTTGCTGGATATATTTTATCACCTTCAAAAACGTGATCTATACAATCAACTAAAATTGTAAACATCAGCTCTATTTGTTGGGTGTCAATTTTACCCTTACCATAATCATAGTTTTTTAAAGTAGGGTAACCTAATACTACACCTAAGTTTCTCTTTTCATCTAAGATTATTTTATTTGTATGTTCATCATCTACCTGAACTTCGATTTTAGTTAAATCAATTTCAGTTTCAACATAAGTTTTTCCATCATCAGGACATATAGTTTTAAACCTAGATATTTCTGATACCGATTTAGCTCTCAATTGTAAAAATATATACTCTATATCAAATATAGGTAATAAATCTACTTTTAAAGCATTAAATGTACAAGAATTAATTATTTCTCTTATTGCTTCAACGATTTGTTTGTTGTCGCCTGTTTCTTGTGCTATGAAAAGTATTTTTTCTTCCTTCACTAGAAAAGGTCTAAACTTAACTTTTAAATCTTGTGATGGTAGTGTCAACTCATATGTAGGCACATCAACTCGTGGTAACGTCATTATTATCTCCTTTTATTATAAATTAAGTGGTGGAAAATTACCAAAAGGAGGAAATACTCTTCCGCCTGTGATACCACCGATTGGTATACGTCTTTTTAGTCCTTGTAATACATCAACACCAGCACGTCTTAATTCTGGTGGTAATTTGTTTAGTAGGCCTCCAAATGCACCAAAAGAACTCTTAACTGATACATCTCTAAAGTTTGCTTGACCTAATTCTATATTGCCTGAACGATCTAAGAAGTAATTTATCCAATATCTAAAACCGAATGTAACTGTAAATGTTTGAATAGCATTAGCTTCATATGAATACTCTACAGCACTTATAGTTTTTGGAAAACAATCAAACAATTTAACGGCATATGTTACATCATCTCTTTCATTACGGCTTGCAAATTGACCTAATTGAAATATATTTACATCAGATACGTAATTGTCATAAAAATTAAAATTATGACTTTGATTACTGAACGCAGCTTTTTGCCATAATTCAAAATAACTTCTCTCTCTTAAAAATTTATCAGCATAAAACGTTGCTGTTATATCGGCAGATTTATAATCTGTTGCTATCTTATATGCAGGACCGTGGTGTTTCACTTCTTTCATTTCAATTGTACGCTCTGGCATTTGTATAGCAGAACAAAAAGCCTGTACACGTCTAGCATTTGCTTTTTGTACAGCAATCATTTCAGCTGAACTTTTAAATGTTGTTTCTAATTCGTTAGCGGCATCACTTAATTCAGCACCAGCATCTATATTAGTTATACCAGCACCTCCTGCTTTAGGTAAATTAAACTCTACATAAAATCTTGCTTTACGAGCAAATCCTTCTGCTTCATTAATATATGCCTGTACACGACCCATTGTCGTTTCAGGATTACCACCAGCTTTTTGTCTAAAACGTGGATCACTTTCAACGTTATCTAAAGAACGATCACGTGGTAAACCTAATCTAATATCAAAACCACCAATACGAACTCCGCCTCTTAATATTGCCATTAGATAAAACTCCTTGAAGCTGCATAAACAGAACTAGCAGGCCTTTTTTGAAACTGTTGAACTGGTAAATAACAAGCGATAGCGGCCTGTTGTAAATCTATTCTTAAAAAACTTGATCTCACGTGTTTATACAAATACTTTTTAATTGTTGCTTTTGATAATGGTATGGATTTAACTCTTGCCCAACTTACATCAAATCTTGCTATTGATAAATCTTTATTTGTGGCATATCGTTGCATATTTTCTAATAATCTTAATCTTGCACCAGGTGCTAGGTAGTGAAAGTTTAATCCACTAAAACCACCTTTGATACTGTCTAATGGTAATACAAGTGGAAACGTATCATAATATGGTAAAGTTTCTTTATACTTTGGATCATAAAAGAATAAGTTTAATAACCCAATATTAGGCCTTGCAGATAGTTTTCCTTGTGCCAATAGTTTTTGTGCTGTAATTTTTTGACCAATTGATGATATTGCGTTTTTATACCAAGTCGTTGACTTAGTCGTATCGCCTTGTTTATCTGTTAATTTATCTAGTATTGAAACCATTTACTATATTTATGATGAAAGTATTAGTTTACTTTGAAAAAACTAAATCTTTTGGTACTCTTACTATATCGCCAATATAGTGGTTCCAGTGTGTATTTTGATGACCTATTTCTTTTAACTTTGCCATCATATCATTATATTTTACTAAATTATTAGAATTAGTATTATTAGATGAGAAATTTATAGTTTTTATAGGTGATAAGAATTTTTTTGCTATTGACATTTCATTTATCAATACAGTTTTAGGATCGTAATAATATTTTTCATTGGTAATTAATCTATTATCTTTTAATATATGATGCCATAAATTAAAATTTCTACTATAAAAATTAGATTCACCTATTCTATTTGCATTATCTAATGCTGTTCTATAAGTTACTTCACAAAGGTGCATAGGTATATAAAAAGATTGATCGTCAGTGTTAGCTTTCTTCTCATAAATTTTAAAATATTTTACTAAATCTCTTTTCTCTAAATCACCTTCGCCAATAATAATAAATTGATTAGTAGGAATTTTATCTATGAAATATGGTATGGCTGAATACAATGGATAAGCAACATAATTTTTATGAAAATTATTTAAAGTATAATTTAAAACATTTTCTAATGTATCTTCAAACACATTTAATTTTGTATCGTATTTTTTAGATATAGATTCAACTAATTCTTTTAAATGATCGTTTACACCTGTTATATGAAAGAAGTAATGTTCTGTAGGAATTTTAAGATTGTATAGTGAATTAGCTATCATTTCAGAATCAATACCAGATAATAACAATGCTACTGATGGTATATTTTTTTGTTTTATTTCATCATAAATTTCTGTAGTAGTTAAATCAATTGCTTCGAAGAAGTCTTTAGTGGTAATCTTGTCAAAATCAGATATTTGATAAGAAAAACTACAATCTGTATTTGAAAATGTAAATTCACGTTTCATATGGTTATTTATATTAGTTATAGACGCCTATATCCTTCTCAGTAAATATCTTAAACTCTAAATCGTTACCCTCACAATACACTTTAGCGGCTTGCCATTTAGCTTGGTTCTTTATATATTCTAATTGTTCACTCATAAAAGAACGACTTTGTTTCTTTGGTTTCTTAGGTGGAAAACACTGGCGATATGGTTTTATTTCAACCATAAACTTCTTACCTGTTTTTAACTTGAATATAAAATCCGGATAGTATCTATGAATACGATAATCAATAGGTGAACGATAGATAATAGGTATTTCTTCACTTGCCCAAAACTCAACAGCATCATTTTTATCCAAATATACCATCATACGCCTTTCTAATAGCGAACGGTATACTATTCTGTTTGGGTCACCAGCATACTTTTTAGGGTACGTTGGTTTATAAATTCCTTTATAACTTGCTCTCATATCATATAAATATTACTAAAATATACAACTATTTATGGCACTATCAAAAGTAGCAAATTTAATTCAAAAGAACTTAGGCAATTTAACAGGCGGTGGTTTAGTAGGCCTAGGTGGTGGTATTATAGGTGCTCTAACTGATAAAGCAAAGAATATGGCACAGACTAATGCTGCTGCTGCCAAAATATTAAACAAATCACCATTAGAATTAAACGATACAAGTCCTGTAGCTCATATGAAAGAAAATCCATATGACTATGGTACAGTTTATTATCCTAACAATGTACAATCATTAGAATCAGGTCATTATATAATTTTTGATGTATTAGAAAAAGATACAGCAACAAGTGCTCTAGCACAAAGTGCTATGGCAGGTAGTGCTAAAGTAGCAAGATCATTAGGCCGTGATGATATAGCACAAAAGGTTCAACCAGCAGAACGAACTAGTCGAGTTACAACTATTAAGAATAGAAAAGGTGGAACAGAAGATAGAATTGTACAACCTTCAAGTGGTATTAGTGCAGGTTTAGCAGGTAATAGAACTGTAAGAGTTTCAAAAACAATTGTATTATACACACCACCAGGTTTAAAAACTTCTTATGGTGCAGTACACGAAGGTGTTGAAACAGGAATTATAGGAAATCTTTTAGGTTTACAAGGCGGCGGTGCTATTAAATCAACAGCAGAACTGGCCGGCAGATTAAAAGATGCTGCTGCCACTTTAGGTACAGAATTAATATCAGGTGCATTATCAATTATTCCTGGTATGGGAGATTTAAAAGGTGCATTAACTAAAGTTACAGGTAAGGCAACTAATCCAAATACAGAAATGGTATTTAAAAGTGTACCAATGAGAAGTTTTGATTTTGTTTTTGAGTTTGCACCTAAAAATAAAAAAGAATTAGAAAATATGTCAAAGATTATAGAAATCTTTAAATATCATATGCACCCAGCTATTGAACCATATGGTAATGATTTCATTGTGCCAGAGGAATTTCAAATAACTTATATGTACTTAGAACACCGCAACCAATATATTCCTAGAGTGAGTCGTTGCGTGTTAACTAATTTAGATTTACAACACGGCGATGATAACAATTTTAGTACTTTTGCAGGCGATGATAATGGCGCTGCTCCAATCTATACTAAGATGTCATTAAAATTTAGTGAAACAGAAATTATGACTAAAACAACTATTGTCAAAGGCTTCTAATGTACTTTACATATTTTCCTAAAGGCACATACGATTTAAAAAATGATGGTAATGAAAAACTAGTTACCAATTTATTACGTAGAGTAAAGATTAGATCAAAAGTTTTAAACGAAACAAGTTTATATGATCTATATGATATACCAGAGGGAGAAACACCAGAAATTACGGCAAGAAAACATTTTGGCAGTCAATATTATCATTGGGTAATTTTATTAACAAATGACATAACAGACCGATATTATGATTGGCCACTTACAACGTATGAATTTGAAAATTACATAAATGAAAAATATACAAATCCAAATGGCATACATCATTATGAAATTACACAAACAAGTGGTAGAACCACAGGTGAAGGCCCTAGTGATTACTCACACAAAATAATAGTCAACAGTACCGAACCTGGTGCAGTGGCCATTAGTAATAGACAATACGAAGAAAGAATACAAGATCAAAAACGACAAATCAAATTATTAGACCCGGCATATTTACCAATATTATTAGAAGAATTTGAAAACTTGATGAGCGAATAATGAGCCTATACGATACAATAGACGGCAAAGTCTTAAAAAAGCCTGGTGATTATGTACTTTCAGATATAAGATTAATTTCATATCGCAGTGTAGATGGCAGTAATACGCCAGATATAATTGAAATAGAAACTCTTGTATTAGATTTAAACATTTACGAAAGTATTTACAATAAAACATTATCAGGTAATATGTTGATTGTAGATGGTAACAACGTAATAGGTAAATTGCCATTAACAGGTAATGAAAGACTTGAATTTAAATTTTTCACACCATCATTAGGTAAAGGTTATGATTTCT